TTGAAGCTACTGTATATAGATAGAATGAAATTAATTTAAAAAAAAATACAGATAGTCAGAAAGACACAACCAAATTATAAATAATAGAATTGTTGCTAGTTCCCGGCAATTTTTCCAGATTATAATAGAATGAAGCTGCTAAGTAATTGATTTTAATAGAATTGAATCAGATTCTTAATCCGATTTTTACTATAGAGCTTCAAAAAATCGAATGGGGAAAATTGAGGCAGTCAGCCTAACGTATGGGGTTTCAAATTTTTGTAATATTTTTAGTCATTCTCATAGAATTAAAAATAGCTCTTTGTATTTCTAAATAAATTTTATAGCATGGACTTACATTATCTGGCATTAAATTCCCCTAGTATTCTCTAAAAGCATCATAGTATACCTATCATTACTCACACACGAAGGATATACTAGGTGTACCCCAGCATTTTTAAATGTTTTTAACATGTACTCCCTATTTTCTTTAGATAAAGCATACTGGCTACACTCTTTTTTAGTGTTAAATCCACGAGCACCCTCGAAATAAACCTTATGGTCTCCACCATACATGACCAAAAAATAAATACAGAGAAACTTAACCATAACTAACCTCACTTAAATAACATTAGTCCAGTTAGGTTCTTCAGCTTTTTTACCAAAACTTTCTGCAAACTTCCTTAATTCATCATCAAGCATCTTGTCTGCATGTTCTTGTTCTATAGTTTCAACGTCCTTAGCCATTTGTTCAGTAAAGTATCCTACTGCTTGTGCCAATACATCAAGCCTATCATCCTTAACTAATGCTCCTTTGTCTCTTGATATACGTGTTAACTGGTAGAAGAGCTGATATTTCTGGTCAGGAGCTTTTAAATCCCTCTTAATAACATCTTCATCCACTACTAAACGATGCTGATTCATAATAGGCTCAAGAGTGTCTATTATACGTGCCTCTTTCATTCCATGAACCTTATGTCCCTCTAACATTACCGGATGTCCGGCACGAGTAAGATAAGGTTTAAATAGCTCTAGGAACATACCGTCCCCAAAGTTATCTTCTACTCCAACATAGTTTACTTTTTCTTCCTTAGCAATTGCTGCAAGAGATTTTAAAGTATCATCATCGTAACCACTGAGGAAACCTCCGACTTTTCTAAGGTAAAGAAAACCATTAATCATCTTTAATACTACATAACCAGTTTCATCTGTACCTCTACCTGAAGGGTCTATCCACATTACACTCCCGGTGTACTCTGAGAAGTCCTTAGAAATAAACATAGGTCTATGTAACTTATCACCTGATAAACCAACATTAGGTAAATCATTAATAATCTGCTCAGGAGAACTGCCCCATACAACTTTAATAGGTGCATCAGTAGAAGAAGTACCCATAATTAATAAATCAGATAACTTAAGAGGATATCTATCAGCATCACTTACGGATGTGTCCAACATAAACTGTAATGCAAAACCTGAACGACCATATGAAGCTTCTCGTTCTATTAAATCATCGCTATCGAACCTCTTAGGGTCTGTAGGAACACCGTAGCGGTCATGTGAGCCATCGGTAAGCTTTTTATCTTTAGATAGCTTACGCATTAAATAAGGAGCTAATTTATCATCATATGAAACACGTTGTTTACTTCTAGGATAACGTGCTGTCCATATCCGTTGTTCATATCCACGTTCAGCTAAAACATTATATAAACTCATTTCAGTCTGAGGTGTTCCAAGGTATTTGATAAAACCCCCGGGCTTTAAGATAGCATCAAACTCTTTTACAGATTCTCCTAATCTATCTCTCATAAGTTGAGTCATAGAATTGTTAGGAATCTCTACATCGTCTGCTACGATAATATCAGCACGACTACCAGCCAACTGACCGCTTATACCTACAGACTTTACTGAAGGTGCATGGTCAGGTGTTGCTGGGGCAACATCGAATGATACATTAGAATTTCTCTGGTCATTGTTAGGGATGAGATGTTGTAGTAGTGGCATACCACTAATTAATCTCTTAGTAAATGTTGAGAAGTTATCCGCTCGTTCCTTAGATGCTGATACAACTAAAATCTTTAGTTGAGGATTACAAAGAAGCAACCAACAAACATACGCAGATGTTATCCAAGATTTTCCTACTCCCCGGAATGCCATTATAATTGTTCTACGTTTAGACTGTTGTAGATACTCAGCAATATCATATTGTATTGGAGTAGGCTCAGGTAGCCCTAAGAACTCCCAAGACATATAAAGAAAGTTTCTAAAATCTGATGTTACTAATTCTTTATCAGCCTCCGAATATTCTGCCCACTTCATTTAGTTTTCATTTCAGGAAATGGAACTATAGAATTAAGACGTTGTATGTCTTCATTCTTTTCTGGCATAGCAGCAATATCATTGTCTGCTAAAAATTTTCTAGCAACTTCTAAATCAGATGCATTAGCTTCTCCACTATCAATTTTAACTATTAAAGCTTTTGCAATAGTAGAGTGTAATTTTCCGAGTTCCTTTTCTGTAGCTGCACTCATTATATTCTCCTAAGTTTTCATTGTTACTTGCATGAGACAAACACAGCTTGCCCCATAAAAGAAAAACATCCAAGCTAATGGATAATTTCCTTTTATCATTAAGTCAACAAATGTGACTGCGTAGCAACATGTACAAATAAATAATCCTATTGTACTCATTAGTACATCTTCCTTAATGTTTTAATTTTAACGACAGTGGCTTTAAGTATTTCATTTAAACCACCCAAATCTTTTTCACTGGTTAAACTTGTTACAAGCCAAATTCTAGTTTCATCTTCACGAACTTTCCAACCAATTGTACGAACTTGTATTGGAGGTTTTTCAAAATCATCTGGTTCAGACACCCAGCCACTATCGCAACTGTGGTCGTTCCACCAAACTTCAACTAATTCAAATTTTCTCCAACCAGTTTTACGCATTTAAACTATTTCCTTTTTTTAGTTTTAAATGTTTTCTCATAATTTTTTCTATAAGCTTTTCCATTTTCAGGTCTACGTTTACTTCCCTTTCCAGCCATAAATTTACCTCCAGGCTTTTTACCAAGAACCAATTAACCAGCCAACACCAAACCATGCTGCATACCAAAAGTATGGATGTACTGACTCTAAAACATCCCAAAACAAATCTGTTAAATCTTGTAATTTCATTATTTTCTCCAAGTTGCTAAACCTTTAAGTCCGAAGCTTGCTGAAATTGCAGCTCCTAAAAATGCTTTGTAATAGGTAGGCATACTATCTAATACTTCAAAACCCCTTTCAATGTATGGTACTAAGTCAGGAATGAAAGCACATATCATAGGGATTGATAACACTATGACAAACCATTCGTCTTTCCAGCTTGTTTGTGAAGCTTGTGCCTGTAGCTGCTCCCAAGAATCTGTTGACTCAATCGACCTTATTTTTAATTCTTGCTTTGCTTGAGATTCTTTTGCTTTATTTTCTAAGAAAGTTTTTGCAAGACTTCCTACTACTGAAAATATTTGTATCATGTTTCTTCTCCAAACATAGCCTTAAGTTTTTTATCTTGTTGTTTATAAGCTAAGTGTTTATAAAACCAACTAACTAAAAAAGATAAGAATGCAATTCCTAAAGCGATTTGACTGCTATAGTGTTGTAAATAAACTGCTACGCAAGTCCAGCCTGAACAAAGATACGTGGCAAAATCTAAAGCTCTACCAACTGGTTCTGGATGTTTAATTATCATTCTTCTTCTTTCCTATTACTTCCCAGCTCAGAGTCTTTAATTGTCATATCAGAGTAATCCCCATGTAACCCAAGGTCTTGTGCTGTTCGATGTTTAACTGTTAAAAATTTATACATACCGGGGTTTCTTTTTTTAAAGAATCCTCTTAAACTATGATACATAGCAAGCGATAAAATCCCTGTACTTAAACTTGCAAGTAACATCATTTTAATATCATTAGTAGCAACATTACTTACTTGATATATTATTCCACCCAAACACCATTGAGTTAATGAGCCTAATACAAAACCAACTGTTAATTGATTTAATAATATATGACTGGAAGATAATTCAGGTCTTCCGTCTGCTCTGTTAGCTCTTTTATACAATACTAATAAGCACATAGAAATAAAAGAAGCAAAAATTATAGGAATAAATACTGTAAGTACTGTTACCCAACCACTAGGAACTACATTCATTTACGACTGTATTCATAGCTGTTTTTAAAGAATCTATGTCTGCACTATCAGTTATCCTTGAATCTGCTGGTGCATCACGTAAAACTTTTTTGCGAGCTACGACTGCGGCTTTTGCTGAATTATCATTATCTTCATCAGCTCTCTGGTAAGCAACATCTTGCTTTACTAATGCTGGGTCTCGAACAGTCCTGACTTTTTCTTTAGCAACTTCTTTAGCTTTTGCTAAGTCAACTGTAACAGAAGAATTATCAGAAGTAGTCCAAGCATTTCTAAAGGTGCGGTCTGAAGGGATTGAGTCAGCATCTTCTATGCTTGCATCAGTAACGCCTTCTGGTACAGCCTTTTCCATTAAATCTTCAATCGTACCACCATTAGCAAGATATTCGTTGGTTGGTACTACAACTGCGGCTACGCCATTATCGCCTGTATAAACTATTCTTTTATCCATTTAATTTCCTCTTAATTATATTATTTACTATTGTGTGCCAGCAAACATTACCATGATATGTGTGCAATCAATCGCACCACCACCATCATTTACAGTTTGTATTTTAAGTGCGGTAGTAGTAGGAACGGCATTTCCTAATCCAATTATATGTGTTGAAGTATTATCAGCACCACACATACCTGTAGCACAATAATTAGCTGAAGAAAAAGCATCACTAACAGTAATAGTATAAACTCCAGTTCCATTATCTGTAATACTAGCAATATTAAAACTAGCATTTCCTGTTCCTATGCTTCCTGACGAACCATCAAAATCTACCCAAGCTCTAATTAGTCCACTATTTATTTGTGAAGGCGTATTACCATTAGCTCCAGCCGAGTCTTGTATGTTAGTTGCTTTAACATTTGTTACTGTTAATGTACTCATTATTGGTCTCCAAATACTGTTGCTGTAACTATTGCCCAATCATCATATGCATATGTATTACTACCACAATGAATCATAAAAGAACCAACAGCTATATTATTAACATTTGCACCTTGTAAGGGCTGATTTGAAGTAGATGTTGCGTCCATTCCACCCCCAGCAATTACTGAATAATTAGCATTAGACATATCAGTAGCTATTGTCACAGTATATTGACCTGTACCATTATCAGTTATTCCAGTCACGTTAAAGCTATCTCTTGGTGAGCCAACTGTACCTGTACCATCAAAATTAACCCAAGCTTTAGCTCTACCACTTGTTAACTGAGCAGTCGTTGAAGAATTTGCTCCAGCAGTATCCTGTACATTTGTTGCTTGTACTGTTGTTGCGTTTATTGTTGACATATATTATTTCCTATTGAAACATCACGTTGATTGTGCCAGCATCGAAAGTTTCGCTACCACCGATATTTATTATTCTTATGGCATCTAAAGCTCCACTCAAACTTATAGTGCCGCTACTTCCATTCATTAAACTTGAAGTAGTACCTTCATTCAATATCCCACCAGAAACCCAAGTGTTATTTGTTGCATCAGCTAAACTAAGACGAATTGCACCATCTCTTGTTTCACCAGAGGCTACCCCATAAGTTAGCATCAACCCAGTTGAACGAGCATCAGCGTTAGCCCCATTCCAAGAACAGGCTTTATATCCGCTAGTCGCAAAAGTACCGCCTGTGCTTAACTGTAATGCAAGTTCATTTGAACCAGTAGTTGAAACATCTTGTAGGAAAAAAACAACATTTTTAACTCCAGTAGGTATGTTTTCAACGGCAACAGAATTTCCACTTGTAGTAGCTACTTCAGCTCCTATAGTCCAATTATATGGATTATTTCCAGAAGAATCTTCTATCTCATCTGTAACGACTTTAGAACCGCTTATTGTAGAAGGCATTATGGTTTCTCTGGATAAACTGGATTATCAGCATCTACTGAAGCTGGTAAATCACGTAAAGCTTGGCGGTAGTTTTTCTGAGCATCAGACATTTCTGGAGAATCTGCCAATGACCACCAATCTGTTTCGTGTAACAACGTATCTCTACGTTGACGTATTCTTGCCATTTTCATTTCAACAGTAGGAGCATTCTTAGCATTCTCTGCAACTTCCTCTGCTGTGTAATTCCTTTTTGTGATTTCTCCAGTCATCACATTAACTGCTGTTACATCATGTGCCATTTAATTTTCCTCTTATTGAAATTGTAGACTTATTCCTGAGTTTCCGTCAATAGTGTCTGAACCACCTTGAGAAGTTACTCTTACGCTGTCTAATACTCCAGATAAACTTACAGTACCAGAAAATACACCAGCACCTCCGCTATCTGACCTACCAGTAACACCATTTGAACACCATGTATTGTTAGTTGAATCTGCTAAGTATAAACTTACAACAGATTCATAGGTATTTCCAGAGGCGTGATTAGCATGGATTCCAAAACCATCTGTATAATTTTGATTAGTAGTATTAGCAGACCAACTAGCACCCACATATCCCGAAGTTTTAAATACTTCTCCAGTACCAATCTGTATAATAAAGTCTGAACTTCCACTACCTGAAAGTGTTTGAATTAATACGTGAACCTGTTTAACGCCTGATGGTATATTAGTAAAATCAAGGGAAGTACCACCTGTTGTAGTGTTCTCTGCACTTAAAGTAGCATTATAAGGTCTAGTTCCAGAACTATTCGTAATATCATCAACGACTAAGCTACTCATACTATTACCCACCTACCACCCGAAGTTACGGTTATGGTGTCTCCTGAAGCGACTGTCATTTTACCAATAGACATAGCGTTTGTTGTTGCACCGATAGTGTAACTTTCTGTAGAAGTTTGGTTTGCTTCTAAGAATAACTTATCAGTACCACCACCCGTCATTCCACCACCAGCATTGTCTAG